GATGAAGTCATATAAGCAAATAGTTGAATTATTAGAAACGATTACCACCGAGCATTTAATTTTACAGTCTTTCCATGCTGGGCCTTTGGATGAGGTAGATATTAAAAAACTCGGACAACCCGACTATCCATTTTTATATTGTGAAATTATGGGCGCAACGATTGAAAACGGGGTGCTAACTTATGACCTTGAATTATTAGTGGCGGATATGATACTACCAAACCTCACAAATAGAAATCAAGTGTATTCTGATACCTTGCAAATTCTTCACGATGTCTTAGATAAGTTTATTCAATCATTAGCCAACACCAATACTACAGTCGACGATGACTACAAGTTAGAACTACCCGCAAGTTGCACACCATTTACTGCGAGGTTTGATAATGAACTTACAGGGTGGAGTGGGGCGTTTTCTTTGGAGGTTTCTAACTCAAACGATTTATGCATTGCACCATTTAGTTAATGTCTGTTTTAACTATTAAAATCGGTAATCGAGAATACGATATGCCAAAGACAAAAGCAGCTCTTTTAAAGGTAGGAAAGATGTGGCGTAAAAACGCACGTATAAGCCTTAGAAAACAAGATAAGGTTAACACGGGTGCTTTATACAATTCAATGCCCGTAAACGTGCTTGAAATGCCTAATGCGTACGCCGTAGATATTACGCCCCAGGTTCGTTATTGGGAGTTTGTAGATAAAGGGGTGCAAGGGGCAAGTAGGAACATTTTCTCATATCAATCAGAATCGCCTTTTAAATTTGGTTCGGGTACTGGACCGAGGGGGTTAAGGGGTGCAATCGATAAATGGGTAGTACAAAAAAATATAAGTGGTTCAAGAGATGAAAAAGGGAGGTTCACAACCCGCAAAGGTTTGGTGTATTTAATAAGCAACGCGATTTATAATCGAGGATTAAAACCGTCTTTGTTTATTACAAGAACAAAAATACAGATTCAAAAGCACGTAGTTAAAACAATAGCACCCGCAATAAGTTCAGACATGGCAAATGCAGTAAGACAAGATTTAAAACGCGACCCAAAATTAGATGTGAAATGAGTATGACTTTAGAATATAGTCCTAATTCAGGGCAAGTACATGGGGCATATGAACCGATTACTTTTGTAACCAGCTCAACCGAACAAGCGGGAGGAACTTATTTTAAGTTTAAATACGTTGCGGATATTTATATTTCTAACGTAGATTCACCTTATACATACGTTAAACAAGCACGAATCTTTATAGAACCTAATTCGGAAGGTGCGGGAGTATTTAGAATAGATAAAATAATATCGGATTTTGTTGCTATAACTTCGGGGGATTCTTCTACTTCATCGGCTGGGTTTGTTAATGACACCATACATACTTTAGGTTCAAACTCTACAACTAAAATTTGGGTAAATAACGAAGGACAAAATTACAGAAAAGTAAAAGTAAACTATGGACAAAGTTATGCTACAACAGCAAACAACAACCCTATAACAGTTATGGATGCTTTAGATATTTTTTATGTTAGTTGCGTTATGAGTGCGGGAAAACAAATGAATCCTACTTGGGATATGGGTGGTATTTACACGACTAACGGAAACGATTACCTAACTATTTTTTGTCCTAATGCTTCCACAAAAAAAGCGTTAAGCGATAGACCAATAACCACACAATATACTTCTACGTTAGCATCTAATGTTTCAGTAATTAATCAAGACTTAACGAATAATGAATGGCGAACGTTAGCGGTTTTAATGGATGACACAGCACCCGTTTCTTCTGATGCGGTTAGCTTTTATGTAGCTTTATTTGATTCAAGCGACAGCGTTTTAGATGCGGGGTTTTTTACAGCGGGAACAGATGGGGGAACTACCCCAGCCAATTCAGACCAAGACTATGAAAGGTTACAATTTGTGGGTGTTGGAGCAAGAAATTTAAACGCACAAACTATAGATACAGGATTTACGACACATTTCACAGCGGGAACAGTAGCATACTATGAGGTCTTTTTTATGGATGACAGCACCACAGTTCCCGCAAATGGTACGACTTCTTCTATGGCTTCCCTTTGCTATCGCTTTACCATTAAAAGTGCTTCATGTATCTACGGAACGGGAACGGGAAAAACTAAATACAACTATGTTACTTTAGCTTGGCAAAATTCTCTTGGAGCATGGGATTACCAACCATTTGCTTTAAAGCACCAAAGGAGTACAAGCAACATAGAACGCAAGACATTTGACCAAGTAGCGGGAAATTGGAATGCTACTAAATCGGGGGTTCAATTTGCTTATCGAGGTGACGAAGGTGGGATTACTACCACACAAATTTCAGCACGTCAAACGATGGTAGCCAATACTGAATTGTATAACGAAGATGAAGTGGATTTTTTAGAAAACCTTTGGCTATCCCCAAAAGTGCAACTACTCAACTATGATGGTTCTGCTATTCCTATAACTGTAACAGATAAAGAATGGGTAAGAAAAAACAACCTTAACGAAGGGGGAGCATTTACTTACCAAATAAAGTTTGAATATGGAAAACAAAGACCGACTGTAAGATGATTCAATTAGTTGCATTTGACCAAACGTATGACAACCCACACTATTTAGATTTAGATAACCCTGGGTCTATTTCATTAAATTATGAAATCGGGGATATTGGAAATTTAGTTGGTAGAAATTCGCCATACTCACAATCTTTTAACTTACCATTTACAAATACAAATAATAAATTTTTTAGACAGTTTTATAATATTAATGTTGACACTTTAGCAGTATTATCTCAACCGCTTTCACAATATAATGCAGACCTTAAAAGTAAATGTTCTATTCGTGTAGATGGTGTTCCTGTAATTTCGGGTAGTTTTAAATTGGTAAATTGTAACGTAGAAAAAGAAAGTTATCAGATTGTAGTTTATGGAAATGAAGCCAATTTATTTCAATCTATAGAAAATAAAAAGTTAAAAGATTTATTCGCTTTTGGAAGCTCATTTACCACAGATTATAATGTTAACGTTTCAGATGCTAATATTATAGATTCTTGGGATTTATCTAACGATGTAACATTGGGAACAGTAGGTAATGGTGTTATTACTTTTCCTTTAATAGATTATGGTTTTGTAGGTGAGTATAATTTTATATGGTTAGAAAATAACGCTTTTGGTGATTATGGGTTAACCGAACCAAATTTTTTACAGCCACAAGATTTAAAACCAGCCATTAAATTAAAATATCTATTTAACAAAGTATTTGAAAAAGCGGGTTTTAATTTGAGCAACAACGCCTTTATTGGTTCTGATGCGTTTGAAAAGGCATATATGACTTTGGGAACGGATAGGGAAAGTATGGCAACTACGACCATGCACCAAAGTCAAGTAGGAAACACGACAGCTACAAACATAACAGAATGGCATGGGTCACCAAGTGCTATACAAAATGGTTCGGGTGATTGGGTAAATATTTTATTTCCTACACAAACAGGTGCGGGGGCATCTTCAAATCCACCAAGTTTTTATGATTCTGCAGACGATTGGGATACTGATGGTTATTTTTATTTTCCTTATAATGGACAAATTAACGGAGTCTTTACAGCTACGTTTGATACAGGTCCAGCATCTATAGCACAAGGGGTAGAGTTAAAACTTTCTATATTTTCTTTTTTTCAAAATTCTTATATTGAAATGTCACCAATTTTCGCAAATGGAAACGATGGTGGTGCGGCTAATTTAGTAACTGTAACATTACCTTTTTCAGTATATGGATTAAGCGGACAAAATTTAAACATTAAAGCAAGGGCAACAGTAGAAGCGGGTTACAGTGTAAATTTATTAGCAGCGGGTACATATTTTACTGTAGTTTCTTCGGGAACGTTAGCGGGGGTATGTGATTTGCCTGGTAATATTCCCGATATTTCTCAAACGGATTTTATCACAGATATTATACAAAGGTTCAATTTAGTAGTTGTTGCAGACGAAACTAATGATAACACTTTAACTGTTATGCCGTTCCAAGATTATATTAATTTAGGAACAAGAAAAGATTGGACTAAAAAAATAGATTTATCTCAAGATAGGATAATCTCACCCACAACACAATACAAAAAACAACTTATAAAATTTAGCGATGCTGAGGGTGAAGATGGTAGAAACGTATCTAACCAAGAAGTCTATGGAGAAGTATTTGGTAACTATGAGCAACAGGTTACAGGTGATTTTTTAACGGGAACTTTAGAAAATAAGTCGATATTTTCACCTTTCCATGTTAACCCCGTACCAAGACAGGATGACAGTTCAGTAACCGATGCACCAAATTTGGTTATACATAAATGCTATGCACCAGGAACAGAAGGACCATTAGCAAGTAATAAACCAAAACTATTTTACCATAATGGATTAGAAGGGTTATTACCTAACGATAGAATCTATATTGGGTTACAGGAATCGTACTCCTATCCTTTGTGTTTACCTTTCTATAATGCGGGGGCGCAAATGGCAGAAGATTCACCTTTATTATATTGGCAATTTCAAACCCCCGACTCATGGGGTGGTGAGATTTTTGGAACTACACCAAGTTCTGAGGGTTATTTCAAGCGATATTGGCAACAGTTTTTAATGTCTTACTATGATAAAAATGCAAGAATATTAGATTGCTATTTATACTTAACAGCAACCGATATACACAACTTTCAATTCAACGATGAAATTTTTATTGAGGATACTAATTACAGGGTTTTAAAAATTGAAAACTACCAACCTTTTGCAAACGTACCCACCAAAGTACAACTATTAAAAAAGATAAATAAAATACCCGCTTTACAAATCAATGATACTACCGACGATTGTGAAGCTTCACCTGTTGCTTTTCAGGCTAATGGGATAGTATTATTTCAAAATGACGAAACGGGTGCTGCGGTAATAGATGAAGATTGTTGTAAGGAGTTCCGATATTTTTGGGATGGTTCAAATTGTTATTGGCGTTATGGTGGTGGAGGCGGTGGAGGCGGTGATCCAACAACAGGACTTGGGGGGTGGAATCCACATGGTTACCCAAGCGATGACACTATAGGGGGCATTTCTGATTTAAGAGGTGTAGGTGGCTTTCATTCAAGGAAACGTAGTGGAGTGCCAAACATAAACCCTGTACAAGGAGAACACAGCACAAGGGGGCAAAATGTAGAAAGTATAACTAACTCGGTAAATAAGTCTTTTATCTATTATGCTACCACACGTTCTAATACAGCCACGACAGCTACACCAAATGGGGTAATTGGAGAAATATCTAATTTAATGATTTCCTTTGACACAATGGCAAGGATAATTGTAAGATCTTTAAGTGTACAAACTCACGTTTTAACAGGTGGAACGGGTTCTTATGGTTCGTCTGCTTTTCAAGTGTGGACGTTTTTGGTGAAAAATGTCGGGGGTACAATTACAATCGTTGGGGGTTCTGAGCAAACCGATTTCCAAGAAAAAGACAGTGATGCGGGAACAAGAACTATTGACATAGTAGGTGCAGCGGGAAAAACGGGATTTGCGGGAAATAGGGGGGTAAATATTGTGTGTACAGGTCCAGCCAATTCTGTTCTATCGTGGCATTTAGATTGTGAGGTTACATATTTAGATATTGGATTTACCAAAACTTTAGACAATTTAATTCTTACCGAAAATTATGAATATCTCACAACGGAAAACGGAAACTATTTAGAGCAAGAATGAAAAAGTACATAGATAACGTCGGAAAGTCTATACCTTATTCAATAAGGATGGCACAAGAAAGTGAAGTAATAAAAGATAACAATTCTTTGATTCTGTATGGATATTATGAATATACGGGATTTAAGGGGTTTTTTAAGAAAGTCAAACAAGGAATAAAAGCATACACATGGCAGAAGTAATTGAAGTCGGGTTAAAAGTTGTGGGTGGTGATAAAGCAGCACAACAGTTAAGTAATGTTGATAACGCCACAAAAGATTTAAGTGGTAATATCGATATGGCAACGTCATCTTTAGATAAAATGACAGGAGGTGCGGCGAGTGGTTTCGCTGCTATGATTGGTGGGGTAAAAACTGCCGTTGTAGGAATGAAAACCTTAAAGGGTGCATTAATATCGACGGGCATAGGGGCGTTGGTTGTGGCGGTGGGTTCTTTGGTTGCATACTTTACCCAAACGGAAAGGGGAGCGCAAAAGTTAGAAATAGCAATGGCTGGATTAAAGATTGCCTTTGCTAAAATAACTGATGTAGCTTCTTCATTTGGTGAAAAAATAGTGGGTGTTTTTAACGACCCAAAAGAAGCCGTCATTGGGTTATGGGATACTATAAAAACTTACTTCATAGATAAATTTAATGAAGTAATAAAATCGGTGGGGTTGTTGGGTTCTGCTTTTGTCAAATTATTTAGCGGTGATTTTTCAGGTGCTTTGTCCGATGCCACAAAAGGGGCAACGGGTTTATTTATGGAGTTAACACCTTTAGGGGTAGCCATAGAAACAGTTGGGGCAATAGTTGAAAACGTGACCCCCGCTTTAAAAGAATTTGTGGCTGAGGTTAACGAGGCAGTCGATGCATCTACTAAACTTGCAAAACGTTCTATAAAACTACGCGAAGACCAAAGAAATTTGAGTAAGGCATTTGCCGAAGGGAGGGCGCAAATAAAAGAATATAATTTAATTGCAGAGGACACCACCAAAGGATTAGATGAGAGAATAGAAGCAGCACAAAAAGCTATAGACATAGAAAAAGGTCTAATGGCTGAACGCCAAAGATTAGCAGAAGAAGAAGTTGCGATACAAAAGCAAAATATGGCATTGTCTGAATCTACGGAAGCAGATAAACAAAAGTTGGTAGATTTAGAAGTTGCATTGATTAACATTCGTACTGAGTCGGCAGAAATGCAAACGACATTGAACAATAAGTTAAATACTATGTTAACGCAAGATGCAGCGGAGAAACAGGCAAGGATGGATACATTCTTTTCGGATTTGGATGCTATGGGAAAGGCAGAAGAAGCAGCAACTTTACAACGTCTAAAAGATTTAGCTATAATTGAAAAACGAGAAAAAGCAGTAGCAGAAGCAGTACGACAAGCAAGGATGGGAATAGTGGCATCGGGTTTTGAGGCTTTAAAATCTATGGCGAAAACGGAAGCGGGGCAAAAGAAGTTAGCTATAGCGCAAATATTAGTTAATCAAGGGGTGGCAATGTCTAACGCAATAAGAGGTGCGCAAGTGGCAGCCGCAGCATTAGGACCAGCCGCGCCCGTTATGTCGCCTTTATTAACGGCGCAAATGTTAGCTATAGTACTTGGTGGTTTCGCTTCCATTAAGGGCGTTATGAACCAGGCGGGTGCATCTTCGGGTTCAGTCGGTTCGGTTTCGGGTGGTGGTGGTGGTTCTACGGGCGTTCAGTTAGGACTTACACCAAACTTCGATGAAATTAACCAAGACTTTACTATACCGCCTGTAAAAGCGTTTGTAGTTCAAAGTGAGTTAGCCGATGAAAGTGCTATGATTGCTCAAATTAAATTGGGTGCTTCGCTATAAATAAACGAGAATAAAAAATACATTTTTACCATTATGAGAAAACAAGTAGAACTTTTAATAGACGAAGATGAACTAACAGGAATCGAAGCGGTTTCTTTAGTGAGATTTCCAGCTATAGAAGAAAATTGGGTTTATCTATCAGCTACGCAAGATGCTAAGATGCTATTTGCTACAGATGAAGAAAAACAAATGCTTATAGGTCCAGCGTTAATACCTGAAAAGTTAATAATGCGCTTAGATGAAGAGAATGAAGAATATGATGTATTCTTTTCTAAGGAAACAGTGCGACAAGCTATGGAACTTTTCATGCAAGAAGCACGAACCAACGAACACACTTTAGAACACAATTCTAAAATCGATGGGGTTACTGTAGTGGAATCTTGGTTAGTAGAAGATGAGAAGAAAGACAAAAGTGCTTTGTATGGTTTTAAGTTACCCGTTGGAACTTGGATGCTATCGGTAAAAGTCAACAACCCCCAAATATGGGAAAAGGTAAAGAAGCAAGAAGTGCGTGGTTTTTCTATTGAGGGATACTTTACGGATAGATTAGTTGAAATGCAAAAAGGAAAACTTTGTAAAAATTGCCCTGAAGATGCCGAAATTATGGAGAAGCTAAAAGCCATAATTTTAGACGAATTAAAACCCTCAACTTTTCTAAACAATAGACCGCTATTTACAGATAAAAGAACGGCTGAATTATGGGGGCAAATGTTCCACGATGTTTCAGGATTTGAAAAAGTCACTTTAAACGGCGAAATTTTGTACTCAGCCAATTATAAAATGGAGTCATACGATTGGGATAAATGCGTTAGCGAACAGACGGAAGAGTACGGAAGCAAAGAGATAGCAGAAAAAGTGTGTGGTGCTATACGTGCCAAATACGGATAAAATAAACGTAATTAAAAAAACTGTTTTTAAAAGTGTAAAGCCATACAAATATGAATACAATAGATAAAATCCGTGAAGTGATGGGATTACCTAAAACGTCACTCTACGCCGAAGTCAAAATAGACGATGGGCGTGTATTAGTAACCGAAGCCGATTCATTTGAACCTGGTGTAGAAGTTCGTGTAATCGATGACAGCGGAAATACTGTTGAAGTTGATGCGGGAACGTACACATTAGAAGATGGTAAAAAACTCGTTATCTCAGAAGATTCACGCATTGAATCTTTTGTAGCTGATGAAACAGAAGTAGAGGTAGAGGTGGAAATGGAAACTATCCCCGAAGCAGAAGAAGAAGGTTACCGCGATGGTATCGACGATGAAAAAGAAGATGTAAGGGAAGATATGGATTACGAAAAAGTGCGCAACGTACTTAACGAACGTTTCCCCGATTTAGGCGAAGCAACTATTGACGCAATAGCGGAAGTGGTAGCGGGTATCTATTCACCCGAAGAAGAAGTGAAGGTGGAGGTAGAAGCGTCAGAAGAAGAAAATCTATCGGATGTTATTTCAGAAGCATTTGAAGCAATTAACAAAAGACTTGAAACATTAGAAAATGCACCCGCTGAATCGGGCGTTAGTGTTTCACCACAAAACCTTTCAGCTCAGCACAAGCAGAAAGATATTTCTAAATTAAGCGGTGTAGAACGTGCGCTACACATAATACAAAATTCTCACAAATGAGTTTAATAAATTCAAAAAAGTATGACTTCGATATTACAATCGGAGCAAACACTTATGCGGGTGAATTAGCGTTGCCGTATGTCACCGCTGCTTTACTCGGTGCGGAAACGATTGCAAAAGGTCGTTGCCGCTTTTTAGAAGGTATCGTTGGAAAGTCTGTTATTTCAGGTCTTACCACTACCGACACAATCCAAGCAGCTAATTGTGCGTGGAATGATGGTGCAGACCTTACACTAACAGAACAAGTTTTAGACCCCTCAGATTTAGCTGTTATGGAAGAAGTCTGCCGAGGTACTATGTACCCAACTTGGATAGCCGCAAACGGAAGAATGCAAAGAGATGGGAATTTACCCGTTGCGTGGACTGACTTCCTTTTAGGTGCTGTTGCTGAAAGAACAGGTACTAACCTTGAAAATCTTATATGGCAAGCAGACGCGGGTGCTGTTTTTGGATTAGGTTTCCTTTCTAACGATGGAGTAATTGACGAAGCGGGTATTGATGCTTCTGCTTGTGCTGATTTTGTTGAAGCAGATACGGGTGCGGGTGGTGCTTGGACAGCAGCTAATATTTTAGCTAATCTTAGTTTAGTATTTGATGCAGCCGCAGGGATTCCAGGTATTTTACAAAAGCCAGGGTGTGGGTTTTATGTTTCTTACGAGGCGTATGCTTTTTATTTACAAGCATTAGCCGCTTTGAATACAGGTGCAAGTTACAATCAATCTTTAGATGGTGCATCTTTCTTAGGATACCCAGTTTATCCAACTGCGGGGATTCCTAATACTGTTGACGTTTGTGTATTTACTTACCCTGACAACTTGGTTGTAGGTGCAAACAGTTATACACCTGATATTTCTGCTCAACTAATTCCTACCTACGCTTACGATGGTTCTGATAATGTAAGAGTTTCGATGCGTTTCGCTGTTGGAGTTCAAACAGCAGTAGCGAGTGATGGTGTTGTAGGATTTAACTTTACATAGATAGATGCCGTGCGCAATTACCTCGGCGAGGGGCATTGATTGCCGTGACGCCATTGGCGGTTTAAAAGCCATCTATTTTTGTAGTTCTTATTGCTCTGATATTTTAAAAGAAGCAACCGTAACTGCGTCTTCATATACTATAACGGACGCGGGTTTTGCGGACTGGGATATTGTAGACACTACGGTGACAGTTTTTAAATATGATTTAGTAACTGACCTTTCAACTTTTAGTTCAGCCGTTGAAGCTGATAAAGCTACGGGTTCGGTTATGTGGAATCAGACTTTAGACGTAGTTCTACAAAAAGTTGTGGCTGCTGATTTATACCAACTTGGACTTATCTCTAAAAATCGCGCACAAATATTCGTGCAAGATTCAAACGATAATGTCTACTTAATGGGTATAACTGACGGGTGTTATTTAACGGGTGGGGATTCTATTGCTACAGGTACAAATCGAAGTGATATGAATGGACTAACGTTGAATTTCACAGCTAAGGAACAAGCACCGTTATACATATTACCCGCAAGTGCGGGAGTTGCGACAGCTAAATTCCCTTTCGATGGACTTGCTGACTCTGCAGACCTAACAATTACAGCAGCATAAACTGTTGTTAAAGAATAAAATTAGGGAGGTGGCAATGCGCTTCCTCCCTTTTTTATTTTAAATAAGATTTTAATTTCTATTCTTACCTTTGATGCTACAAATTACTTCCTTAAATAAAGAAACAGCTATAGACCCTGAATTGGTGCAAAATGGCAATTTTGATGAAGTAAGTACTACTAATTTAGTTACCAATGGAACATTTGACGATATAGGTGATGAACTTGTAACGAATGGCGATTTTAGTGCAACGGGGAGCGAGTTAGTTACGGATGGCTCTTTCCCTTTAGGAACTACAGCGTGGAATGTTTTAGGTACGACATCTTTAAGTGATGGTTATGCTACTGTTGTAGGTATGGGAGCAACTTATTCATCAAGTGCAAATTTTGCTTTGAATCAAATTATTACAGTATTTGCTTCAAAATCATATATTGTAAAATTTACAGCAAGGATAATAACGGGAAGTGGCGAATTTTATTCTGGTTGGAGTGATCAAATAGACCCACAACCATTCCAACAAAATATTACATCTTCGTTTGTAGAATATACATATTATAAACCTGCAAACACTTATTCAAGTACGTATAATACAATTGCTTTCAGTGGTGAAGTAGGTAGTACGTTTGAAATTAAAGACATTACAGTTAAAGAACTCGGAGAAGATTGGACACTTGGAACGGGTTGGAGTATTATAGAAGATAAAGCAAAATCAATTCAAACAACTTCAAGTAATTATTTAGAGCAAACTGTTGGAACGCTTGTAAATGCTAAAAATTATAAAATCACTTTTGATTTAGATATTATAAGCGCAACAACGACAACTATAGGAATAAGTAATACAGGTGCGTTCGGTCAATTAGATAATAGATTTTATACAACAAGCGGCACAAAGACAATCTATGGAATATATGATAATTCATATCCATCATATATAAGGTTTGTAGGTGGTATAAATACAGAATTTACTATAACTAACATAACAATTAAAGAAGTCGGACAAAATTGGACTGTAGAAAATGGTTGGGTTATAGAAACAGGTTTAGCAAAAATAACTCCAAATGGAGTAAGGGGTTTTTTGTATCAAAATTTTACTGTCGAAAATTACAAATCTTATAGATTAACATATCAAATTTTAGAAAATACTTTAGTTGGTGGAACTGACTTTCATTTATCGGGTGAAAGTTCTTTTGGTCCACACGCTTTACCTTCTACAGTTGCGGTTCACAATGTTTACATACAAGTAACTAACACCACTTCTATTAAGGCATTAAGGTTTTTTTCTTCTGCTACTTCGGGAACTTTAAAAATGTCATATATTTACCTTAAACTTCTTGACCCTGATGAAGATTGGATTTTATCAAGTAATGATTTAAGCATAGGAGAAAATAGAGCAAAATTTAACAATACTACTGTAGGTGAAAATTTTAACCAACAAAAATTTACCATAGAAGAAAACGTAACTTATAGAGCATCTTTTTCTGTGTTAGATTATGTTTCAGGAAGTGTACAATGGAAAACAACGGGAGGAGCTGTTCCAATTAGTAGTAATTACGAAGCTGATGGTGATTATACATTTGATTTTATTGGTGACGTAGAAGGTGGGACGTCTGGAATTAGAATATATGGTTCTTCCATTTCTAATAATAATTTTGCGGTTACTAATGTTTCAGTAAAAAAATTAGCTACATATTTAGACCAAAGCATATATGTTACTGCTGCCGATGTTCAAACTATTGCACAAGCTACAGTTAGTTATTTAATAGAATTAAAATCTATGGCTTCACAAAATAGCATATATTTTATCCCTACTTCTATAACTGCAAATAACGGTCGTTATACAAAAATAAATTTTACAGTAGTAAGTAAAGATGGAATTACTGACCCAGCTGATGGAATAATATCTTTTTATGACTCTAATGGAGGAGAAGATACCTACCCAATGGGATTTTATGAATTTAAAATTTACGAACAGCCTATTTTACCCGTAAATTTAGACCCAACAAATGCCACGAAACTTTTAGAAAAAGGCACGGCGTTTGTTCAAAATATCAATGGTAATACCAGCGAAATAACATCCGCATTTAATGAATACGACCCTACGTTAACGCAATACGTTTACTCACAATGAAAAAACAAAACTTCTCAGTATTAAATTACGGAAATACAGAAATACCTTTATTTAAAGAAAAGCAAGGACAAAAATGGGTTGACTATGGCGTAGATAATCTTTATGGCGAATATTTACGAGATTTATTTTTAGCAAGTTCCACACATGGCGCAATTGTTAACGGGGTTTCGGATATGATTTATGGCGGTGGATTGGATGCGGTAGATAGGGAAGAAAACGACCAAAAAAAGGAACAGTGGTTAAGGCTTCAAGATTTGCTGAATAACAGCGACACCGACCTTTTACAAAAGATAGCATTCGATATTAAATTATATGGTATGACGTATTTAAACGTTATATGGAATAAATCAAGAACTCGGTTAGGAGCAATAAAGCATTTACCTGTTCACACGATTAGAAGCGGTGTAGCGGATTCTGAGGGGGTTGTGAGTGAGTTTTATTACAAATATGATTGGAGTGATAGGCGTTCAGAAGAAAAGGTCTTAAAAGCCTTTAAAATGGATGACAGAACCGAGGCTTCAACTTGTTTTCAGATAAAAAGGTATTCTGTTGCTCAACATTATTACGCCGTTCCTGATTACGTGGGGTCTACAAATTACATCGAGTTAGACCGTGAGGTATCCGTATTTCACTTAAATAACATCCGTCGGGGTTTCTTTCCTTCTATGTTATTATCGTTTAAAAATGGCGTTCCTACGCAAGAAGAACGCATACAAATAGAACGTAAAGTAATTGAGAAATTTACGGGTGCGGATAATTCAGGGCGTATTTTAATTACGTTTAACGATGGTGATGAAACGGCTCCTGAGTTTACTCCTATCGACACCAATGGAGCGGATACTATGTATGAGTATCTAAGTAAAACAGTAAGCGAAAAAATATTAACAGGGCATCGTGTGGTTTCGCCGTTAATGTTTGGGGTACGTTCTGAGGGTGGTGGGTTTGGAAATAACGCAGACGAGTTACGCGATTCTTACAGCCTATTCAATAACACAGTAATAGCACCTTTTCAAAATATTTTGTTAAAGGCTTTAGGTGATTTATTTGCTATAAACGACATTGAGTTAGATATTTTCTTTATTACGGCTAAACCAGCCGACTTTTTAGATTTGGATGTAATTGATACTTTAGACGAAGGCGAACAAGTAAAAGAGGGTGTAAATGCAGAAGAGTTTTCAAAAAAAAAACTTATCGAATGTGCGGATGCTCTTATTAAGTTAGGTGAAGATGAAAACGAACTACTTAAAGAATACGATATGATAGACGAACGCAAAGCCGATGAACATTCTGAACCAGTTATGGATGCTTTGTTTAAATTTGCGTCTGTAATTCCAAGCACGGGAAACGATGGTAAAGGGAAAAGCAAACAAGATAACGAACTTATAAAAATCCGTTATAGGTATGCACCCGACAGGAACACACACAAACCGCAAAGAGATTTTTGTTTTGATATGATTAAGGCGGGAAAAGTTTACACAAAAGAGAATATAATTAAAGGTTTTGGTGCTAACCCAGGTTTTGGAATTGACGGCGCACCGACATACGATATATGGTTTTACAAGGGCGGTCCTAACTGCTACCATTGGTGGGAAAGGGTAACGTACTTACAAAAGAACAACAAAAAAATAACAGTTACCGAAGCACGTAAATTAATTACTTCTTTACCCCCAAGCGAACGCGATGCGGTAAGGATACCAACCAACCCAAAAGAAGTGGCAAAGCGACCCATCGATATGCCTAATCACGGATACTATAACTAAAAAAAAATGAGCCAAGCTTTATTCGTTTCAGCAAATAGATTAAAAAGAGATACTGCCATAGGTGGTAGCGTCGATGACGATTTAATACGCCCGTATGTGTATATGGCACAACAAAGATGGATTTTACCCGTACTGGGAACAAAGTTATATGATAAACTTTGTGCCGAAGTCGATGCTGGTACTGTTTCAGGCGTGTATCAAACGCTATTAAACGACTATGTAATACCATCGACAGTTCAGTTTTCTTTTGTTCAGTTAGTGCCGTTTTTACGCCTTAGATTCGTAAATAACGCGGTAGTGGTTATGAACTCAGAACAAAGTCAAGCGGCAACCTATGAGGATTTAAAACCGCTAATGGACCAGGCGTTAGATATGGCAACATTTTATCGTGAAAGGTTAATAGATTACATAAACGACAATGAAGCAAGTTACCCCGAATACAACACTAACACGGGTTCGGATTTATCACCTACGACAAACAATTATACTCAGGGTTTAAATGTAGATTTTACTGTATCAGATTTAAGGTATCAATCCTTTTTAATGGGTGCAAATATTAAAAATATATGTTAAAGAAAAAGCGTTATTCTTCGAGTTTATTAAACGAAGAAAAACTTAAAAAGTTTATAGATGGCAAACAAGAAAATTACAGAATTAACAGCGTTAACCACAGCAGCATCAGACGATGTTCTTGCAATAGTGGATGTGTCGGGAACTGCCGAAACGAAAAAAATAACTGTAGCTAATTTAACGAGTGGCGCGGGAACTATTACAGTTAAAGTTTCTTTGAGTAATGCGGATGTATTAGCTATGAAATATAATGATACACCTATTACTTTAAAAGCTGCCGAAGCTTCTAAAATTATTATGCCTTTAACTGTTATTTGTGTAGGTACTCACGCGGGTTCTAATGAAAGTTCTTCGGATGACTTACGTATGGGGTGGGATGCAGCTACGTCTGCCACAACTAAAAGATGGGGAGAAGCAAGGGATTGGATGAATGGAGTAACATCGGGTGTTAATGCGACTGCTTTTGGTGGTGCTGGTTCTGTTGGTGCTAATCAAGTAATGCCGTTTTCTATTACTAACCAACCTTTTCAGATTTGGTGTTCAGATGTATTTAACGGGGGATGGACTATGGATGTATATTTTTCATATGTAATGTTAGATGCATAATGGAAAACGGAAAACTTTTAGGAATGAATTTTTTATGGACTGGTTGGGCGTATGGAATGATTAGTGAACATTTAACTTTAATTATTGGAATAATAGGCGGGTTAACTCTTATATGGTTAAATATTGAAGGTATAATTACGCACCGAAAAAATAGAAAATGAGAGAAATAAAAGAAGTAATTTTACATTGTACGGCTACACCTAAAGACCGAAAATTAACAGTTAAAGAAATTAGAAATTGGCACGTAAAAGAAAACGGGTGGGAAGATATTGGGTATCATTTTATTATCCATCAGGACGGAAAAATAGAACGTGCAAGACACATAGACAAAGTGGGTGCTCATACATGGGGAAACAATTATGGCAGCATCGGGGTAGCGTATTGCGGAGGGGTAATAAAAAAAACAAAGAAATCCTTAGATAAGGAAAAACCAAAATCTAAGACTATGTTAGTGTCAAAAGATACTATGACAAAAGAACAAGAAGATGCTTTTCGTAACTTCTTTGAAATGTTAGAGATAATTTTCGGAGAATTAAAGTTACGAGGACATAATGATTATAACAAAGCCAAAGATTGCCCTGGGTTTAATATGCGGGATAAATTTGGTAATTTAATGAATAGATAAATGGAATTTTTAGCAGAAAATTGGGTAGAATTAATACTCGCAGCAATTACGTTTTTGGGTACTTATACAGCTTTAACAGAAACAAAAGAAGATGATAGGATATTGGATATTATCAGACGAGTTTTTAATGCTGTTATATTGGGAAGGAATCGATGAAAGGGGTAATAGCTCATTTATCGAAGTTAGACCTGACGAGTATTTTTCGTGAAAAAGGTGAACTAAGAAAATGGAGTGCAAAACGAACCATTGGCGGTTTAATAGTTACCTACGCATTAACAGCAATGGATGGGGAAATAGAATGGAAAGGGGTGGTGTTGTGTGTTGTGGGTGTTGTTCCACTATGCTTATCTTTTTTTGAAAGACGTTCGACCCAGGCTTAAAGGGAACAAACTAACGGCGTTCCAGCACCTAACCAAAAAGGAGAGGCGCATACTTGTCGTCGGTGATTTGCATGAACCATTTTGCTTAGATAAATATTTACAATTTTGTATTGACACTTATGCTAAATGGAATTGTAACCACGTTATTTTTATCGGGGATATTATCGATAACCACTATTCCAGTTTTCACGAAGCCGACCCCAACGGAATGGGGGGTGGTGATGAATTAGATTTAGCCGTAAAACGTGTACAAAAATGGTACACAGCTTTTCCAAAGGCTGATGTATGCATAGGCAACCATGACCGCATTATAATGAGAAAAGCGTTTAGTTCAGCTATTCCAAAAGAGTGGTTGAAGTCATACAACGAGGTTTTAAAAACTGATTGGAATTGGGTCGAAAGGATAGTATATGACGATGTACAATATGTGCATGGTGAAGGTGGAACGGCACGAACCAAAGCTAAAAACGATATGCAATCTACAGTACAAGGACACATCCATACTCAGGCTTATAGTGAATGGATGGTAGGACGTAATTTAAGGGTGTTTGGGATGCAAGTGGGTTGTGGTATCGATTGGGAAAGTTATGCGGCTGCATACGCTAAAAACTACAAAAAACAAGCCATCGGATGCGGTGTTGTGTTGGGAGGACATACAGCCATAAATTGCCTTATGCCTTTGGGTAAACCTAAACCTAAAAAAGGAACTGTTTTATAATTGAAAACCCCCTACCATAATGACCGATGGTAAGGGGGCAATCAAACTACTAATAAAAAACACAGCGCAAAGATAGTAAATATATTTAGTATCTAAGATTAATTTTTAATCTTCTTCTATAGTTGTATATTTCTTCTATTAGACAAATATATTGTTGAGTGTTTGCACAATCGACAAGGGCGGTAGGTTGCTTCTTTAACTTCTGCAAAAGTTCGGTAAATTCAAAATTTTCATTTTTAAATAGTTTGAGCATAGCAAAAACAAAAGATGACCTTTTACTACCATCGTAATATTGTGCAAGAATATCGATTTTATCAGCAAGGTCACAAGCCTTTTTAAAATCTTTGATTACAAAAGTACCTCTATAAAATTCTTTAATTTGAGAAGTACAAGCATTACTTGAATTATCGCTTAGCATAGCCATACATAATCTATGCCCTAATTTATAACGAGTTTTAAAAAGTGCATAGTTTAAATAATGGGGATAGTTCAGGTTGCAATACGCTTCTAAATAATCGTCACTGTTCCAATTTTTAGCATTTTCGTTTAAGATGTGTACTTCATTTAATCCATATCCTTCACATATAATATAATTTAAAGGAAGATTCAACTCTTTAATTACCTCAAATCTATGCTGCCCGTCTATAATTTCATATTTTTCATTTATTGTTATTATAGTAAATAGATAATTATTACTTATTGATTCTTTTAACCTATTAATATGCATTAGGTTTTTATTTCTGTTTCCTTCTATAGATTTAAAAAGGAAATAGTCTTTAGTCGTGTGAACTTGGTGTGTGGTTTTTACCATTGGTTCTTTTTTAAAATAATTCATTTGTTTTGAAAATTTATTTTGTTATTAGTTGATACCTTAGTGCATCTTTTATTTCTTGTATTGAGTTTATCCTTTCGCTTAGTGATTTTATGTATTGATTTATTTCGTTTTCATCGTTGGAAATGTAATACCCTTTTGAGGTTGCTATTAATAATGGAATTAAATTATTTACTCTTATATGGTGGATTATTTTCCTAAGTCTGGCATCTGTTAATTTGTACCCCGCTTGTTTCATACTTTGACAAATATCTTTATTAGTGATGGCATTTAATTTGCCAAACTTTCTATTTAAACCTATACATAAAACGGGTAAAAGCGTTTCTAATTCATAGTGGTTTAATTCGTGTGTTTCTCTTTCAAAGTTGGTTATCATTCTGAAATGGTTTTAAAAGTTACTTTTTGCTTTTTTGTTTTGGGTAAGTTCTTACCTAAATATTGTGTAATATAAATTTCATTATCTACCTCAGACAATCGAGGGGAATAGTATTTTTTTGAATCTTCGCCACAAGACACTAAAAGCATACAATGAAAACGGCAATACTCGCCGCATTTAAAATGATTCCAATAGGTAATTTCTTCTATTGTATCGATATGTTCTTGGTTGGATTTATAATGGATAAATGAAGCAACACACGCCCAACCAACATAACCACCATTCACTTTAGCTGTAACTGTCTTATTATAGTACTTAGCGAGGTCATAAGGGGTGCATCTTGGGTATGTTAATATATCGCTATTGTAGGGATAATTTTCACCCGTTAACATTACTTCTCCATTGCCGTCTAATGTGTGACTCATTTTGTTCGTGCTTTAATTATTGATTGTTTAAACTCTGACCATATACGCATAAAATCAGATTCAAATTTTTCTGCTGGTGTTTGTACTTGCTTAGCAATATACTTCCTCCATTCGTCATAGTCTTTTATTGGTTTTTCGGGTAGAGTAGTTTTCATTCTTCTTCGTTTATAAATTCGCAATGCTCTAAACAATCGGGGCATATCCCCATTTCTGTTTCGGTAGTTTCTGCTCCGCAGCAATCAGAGTAAGGGTTCATTTTACGTAAATTTCTTCTTCTAATTCATATAATAATTCTTCGCCTTTAATATAAACAATCATATTAACTAAAGCTTCGGCATTAGTATAATTTCGCTTTTCTCCAAAATGGAATTCTTCATAATCGTGTACATACTCCATACCTTGAAATGCTGTTATGTTGTGCTTTAAAAGCCATTGTTCCGCTTGGTAATAACCAATTATGTAATAATCTTGGTTAAATAGTTCGTGGTGTAAATCTGATATTTCTGTTGGCAAATCTTTGTAATGCCTTAATTCTTTTAAAGTTGTTTCAATATATTCTAACAACTCACATTTTATAGATTGGTTCATTTTGTTGAATTTTCATTATGATGTGGCATCCCACAATCGTAAATTATTTCCCCTTTACAATCACGAGCGGTATAAAAAGCATCTAATTTTAATTCGGCTTCTCTTAGACGTTCTTGATAATACTTAACGTCAATTATTGCTTTTTCTATGATGTCGTCTAAATTCATTTTGTTTGATTGTTTAATTATGTGTCAAATATAAAACAAAGTTTATATTAAAACAAATAAATTTATATTTTTATTTAAAGTTTCTTTTTATTATCTTTGCATTATTATTAATCCTTAAAAAAATATTATGGGAAATCAAGTTAAAAAAGTAACCAGCATACAAGGTGCGGGTACGTATGAAAGTCAGCACGGCGTTCTATATTCTTTTGAATATACGTTTG